GGGGGCGCGGGCCGCCGCCGCCCCCCGGCCGCAGCCGGGGGCAGGGGCTTGCCAGCCGCGAGCGCGGTGTACACGTCAACGGCTGGGCGACGGTAGACGATGCGCGGGTCGACGCCGCGAGCGCCGCGTATCTCGTCCTGGTCGATGGGTGGGAGGACGACCTTCCAGCCGAGTTCGCGGGCGCATTGCGCGAGGTATGCGCGGGTCAGGTCGGCTATGCGGAGCTGTCCTGCGGTCACTCTGGGGGTGATCGCTTGGATCATGTCCTCGACGGCGCTGGCCCTGTAGTGCGGGAGTGAGTCCCAGTAGGCCTGCCCGAAGGCGGTGATCTGCTGTCGGATTGCGTGGACCTGGCTGTCATACGCCTCAGTGAGGCGGTTGAGCGAGTCCAGGTCCGGCATCGTTACTTCTCCTCGAGTGTCGCTGACTGTGTCTCTGGGAGCCTGAGTGCGACGGGGACGGCACCCGTGAATCGGATTCCGTCGAGGCCGACGACCTCCGACGCTGATTCAGGAGCGACGCCGGCGCGGATCGCCGTGCCGAGGGCGTCAAACCTGAGTTTCAGGTCTGCTGGGTCTCCCCCCCCGTACCCGGGGTGCGGCCTCGTCTATCAGTTGCGGCTGCGGCTTGTCTTGGAGCGCGAACGCCAACGCGAGTTGCTCCTCAGCACGGCGTTGCTTGTCCTGTGCGATCTGCTCCGGCGAGTATCCGAGGATGTTGCGCTGGATCGTCTCCAACGCTTCGCCGGCATTGCGTGCCTGGACGGCCGCAGCGTATTTCTCCGTGAGTGAGACAGCGTGCGGCGGGACGAACAGGACCTCCACGGTCTCGGACTCGCCAAGGCTGTATCCCTCGACCGCGAGCGCCTTGACGATGAGGTAGGCGAGCGCCGGCTTGAAGCGCTCGATCCTGTCACCTGCCTTGGAGAGGAGGGCCTTCTGGGGCTGCTCAGCTCCCGCCGCCGACTGGTTCGCCGAGTCGGGCAGCATGATCGAGAGAGGCGTTGCGGTCTCGGCTGCCAGCTCTCTCCAGTCATCCTTGGTCGCGTTGAGAATCTCCGTGATCTGCGTCTGCGAGGACTCCCAGATTTCCACACCCGGGGGCAGCTCCCATAGGGCTGCGGGTGAGGGTTCGAAGATCGCCTGGTAGTCGATCGCGTTCCCGGACTCGTCCTCGGCCGGCAGACCCGCCGACCCTTCAGACGACTTCAGTGCTCGCTGTCGGAAGGCCTGCATCGAGATAATGACCAAGCGCTGCAGGGTCTGCCAGTTGATTCGGTCGATCAGGTCGAGCACGTGCTCGAACTCGCCCATGCTGTGCCTGTTCTCGAGGACCACGACCGGGGGCGCTCCCTCGAAGGGCTGGACGCCGCCGAGGTCGAGTCGCCAGTCCCCGGACACACGGGAGATCAGTTGCCGCGACTTGTCGTATGCCCCGCGCGTGTAGGACATGCGTAGGCCCGGAGTCCACATCACGAGGTGGTCGAGGCCGGCCGCCTGGTCTCGCCAGACCTTCATAGCCGCGAGCGCGCGCCAGGGCTTGACCGGGTCCGGTTCGACGTACATGTGTTCAGGGCGCTCGTAGGTGACGCATGCTCGGCCGTCTTCGTCCTGGGTGACCAGGAGGTAGCCGTGGCCGAGGGTGGCTGCGTCCCAGATTGCGTCCGCGAAGACCACTTTGAGGCGGTTGTCGCGCCAGATGCGCGCGGCCGCCTGAGCTGCGGGGCTGTCCTCGCTGGCTCCGACTGTCACCCCGTTGGGGATGAGTCGATCCGCGAGCGCGGACACGACGAGTTTGCCGGGGTTGGTGCGCGCACGCCTCTGGAACTTCAGCCATGCCTTTGCGAGATTAGGGCCCATCTCCGGCAGGGGAGATGATCCGTTGGTGTAGGAGCGTAGGAGGTCCGTTCGTGGACGCTCCTTGTCCATCTTTGCGGTGAGGTAGGCGAGCCATTCCTCGGGCGTTTTCGTCATGAGGTGGGGCCTCCTCCCCCAGTGCGTGTTAGTAGAGCCGCCTCGGTGCGCGGCGGCTGGTTTGCTTGGCTGCGCCCTTGCCGACGGCGTCGAGTCCGGCCGTGTAGGCGAACATGGCGCCCCAGGCGGCGTCAATCTTCGAGTAGTCCTGGTCGTCCGCAGGTTTGACGAGGACGTAGCCCGATTGCCTGGGCGACTTGCGGGCGTTGAGCAGGTGCGCGGTCATCGTTGGGTCTCCGTCGTATGTGACGAGGCCTTGATGGATCGCGGACAAGAGCTGCGCGAAGTTCTCGCAGGTCTTACTGACGTTGCGCTGCGGGTACCGGATCGGCTCGGACGCGCTGATCTTGGCGCGCAGGCGGCGCGAGTAGCGCGCCTCCCAGCCCTTCACATCCTGAGCCCAGCCAGCCGACGGGTCCGCGTAGAACCCCACGACATTGAATCGCTCGAAGGCTTCACGAACGGTTTGCTCCACTTCGAGGCGGGGCGGCTGCCACCCCTCGCCTGCAGGGCCGTCTGGCTGGCTCCAAATCCCAACCTTGAACAGGTGCCGTTGCGTCACCGAGTAGCCGATCAAGACCGTGGCATCCGCGATGCCGATCTTCCGGCCCTCTGACCCGTCAAAGCCGAGCGTGATCGGCTCGGTGGAGCTGATCTGCTTCGTGTGGTCTTCGATGGCTCGCAGCTCCGGCATCGTGAGCCATGCGTCGGACGCGCTGTTGATCTGGTTGAGGAAGTTGGCGCACATGTCCGCCGGGTCATTATCCGGATGCCAGAAGCTATCCGCGATGCGCTCGATGTCGACCCAGCCGGGTTCGCACTCGGGCTCATGGATCGCGCATCCCCTGGGGTCGGCTGCCGAGTCTCCATAGGCGATGCGCAGACCGTTGATGAGCGATTCACGGTCCGAGATGTCGGTGTCCAGCGGGGCCTCACGGTGGTCGTAGTACAAGCCCCGAGCAGCTTCCGGCTTGGCCTTGCCAGCCTTGATCAGCTCATAGAATCGCGCTGTCGTCTCCGCGACCGAGCGTTCGCCGATCGTGTAGGCGTTGGGGGTCTCGATCGTCAAACCGCCTAGCTTATCCGCGTTCGCACGCAGTGTCTTCGCCAGCTTCGGTCCACCGTTCGACGGCAACCACGTTTCCGTCTGGTCCATGACCGCCATGACAGCTTTCGCACCTTTGACGGATGTCGCGGACGACGTTCGTTTCTCGATGCGGCCGCGACGCAGAGCCACGAAGGAGTCCATCGGGTCGAGGCCGTACTCCGACTCAGCCGGAGAGCCACGCAGCATTTCCAGGAGCGGGTCCCAGGTGTTCGCCGTCTGATCGTCCGTCGTCGCCGTGACCTGCACGATAGGGGTCCTCCGTGTCGACCACGGCACACCGACCGGCTGACCGTCCGAGTCCCACCCATCACACAGAACGGGTCCCATTGCTTCGGCGCAGCAGATCGCTGCGAGAAACGGGCTTTTGCCCCACCCACGCGGACGCGACAACACCGCGCGCTGCTTGACGCGACGTCCCGTGTCTGGGTCCAGCTCATACAGCCTCGCGAGGAACTCAATCTGCTCCTGCGTGGGAACAAACGGGACGTGTTCCTCACTGTCCTGATCCTGGTCAGGCATGAGCAGGTACGCCATCATCCAGTCCGCGATGTCGTAGCCGAGCGTCGGGAACTCGTCGTCCTCGTCGATCGGTTTCCAGGGCACGCTACACCGCCCTCAGCTTCTTCTGCCGCCTGCGCGCACGCGCAGAAACGGGCGCCACATCATCAATGGTGCTGTCGGCGTCGTCTTCGAGGTTATCAGCCACCGCGAACTGAATCCGGAGCCTGGCGCGGTCCTCGGGCGTGGCCCCGAACTTCGCGACTCTCAATCTGAGTTCGCCGGCCACACGATAATCACCCTTCCAATACAGGGCATGCAGGTAAGCGGTATCGAGCAAGAAAGACCAGTCAGTCTCCGTGTACTCCGCGCTGAGCGGGGACTCCCCCCACATCTTCCACCAGCGGCGAGTCACCGTCGGCCACGTGAAGCGCTTCTTCCTCGGCTTGCCGTTCTCGTCGAGCACGACTTGCTCGATGACCGGCAGCGACGGCTGCTCGACTGGTTGTGCCGTGATGATGCGCAGGATTTGGGGGTCCTTATTCCGGCGAGCTCGCGAGCCCTTCGGCTTCGGCGCGGGGCCACGACCAGCCATAACCACCCCCACCTATCCGCAGAATACCAACGAATTATCCGTTACAATAGGAGACGTGAGGACATGCGAACACTGCTCGGCTCCGCTCAGACACTGGGCGCGCGCCGACGCGCGCTTTTGCTCGACCCGATGCCGAGTCGCTCACCACCGCGCTGCACAGACGCATGCCCCACAAGTGCTGCCCGCCGAGCTCATCAGCCGCCCCCGATGGGTCAACCACATCGACAAGCGCCCTGTGTGCTCGCGTACCGGCCGATGGGCTTCAGTTACTGACCCGAGCACGTGGAGCACGCACGCGGCCGCGAGCGCGGGCGGCGCTCCCCTGGGCTTCGTCCTCGGGGACGGCATCGGCTGCATCGACCTCGATGGGTGCCTCGATGAGCATGGCATCCCCAACGAGGCCGCTCGCGCTCTTCTCGCGTACTACGCAGGCTCCTACGTTGAAGTCTCGCCGTCTGGACGCGGGCTGCACATCTGGGGGACGGCCGTCCCCCAGCGTGGCTTCAAGCGCATGTGGCGTGGACAGCGGATCGAGTTCTATTCGCAGGGACGATACATCACCGTCACGGAAAACGTGTACCAAGACGGCACCCTAGCACCCCTCTAAATTCCCCCACGCCCTCACCCCACGGCCCGGCGTTTGCGTTGAGCTATCAACGCTTACGAGCAGTTGATATTTCCCCAGACCCGTACAAACAAAAAACTACAGCTCTTGACGGTGTTTCAGTTGGGTGGGGGGGGTCCCTGGTGGGGGTCTAGTCGATGAGGCCGGGATGCTTGCGCTTGCGTGGGGCGTTTCGTGCCCGCTCTGCTGCTAATGCGGCCGCGGCTTCTCGCTGAGTCTTTCGCTTGTGATGCCACGAGCACAACCACTGCAAGTTCGTCGCTCGGTGATCGTCACCAGGTGTGATGTGGTCGCACTCGGCACCAGCTGCAGGGCAGCGCGTCCCGTCATGCAGGAGCGCTTCGCCCCCGCCCCCCGCGCG